GTCGCCGAGGGCACGTTCTGGGCGTTCGCCATCATCTGCACGTGCGGGCTGGCGTATCCCGCCTACCGGGCGCGCAAGCACAGCCTGGACCGGACCACGACCACGTACCTGCCCGGCAAGTAGCGCGCAGCCCCCCGGGCTTACCGCCACGCCCTGACGTTCCCCCCTGTGCCCGTCGTCTGCCCCTGCGCGGACGGGGCCGTGCCGGTATGGTGGACGGTGAAGCGCACGGCCCGGTGGCACGGGCACGGAAGGCCCCGCCCGATGCGGGGCCTTCTTGCTGCCCGGCCCGTTTATCCTGGCCTGGACGTGGGGAGGGTAGTCAACGCCACTGCCTGACGTTCCCCCGGCGCCCGTTCTCCGGGTGCTGCCGGGTATCGTCCTGCGGCCCGAAACCGTCCAAATCCCACGGTGCGTCCGCTGGTGTCTCCTGCCCCCCGTACGCCCCCCCGTGGGCACCCCGGAGGCGGCGGCGCATCTGGGAGTCCTCGGTCGCTCCGATGTTCCCGAGCTCGACGGCGCCGGCCCACGGGCGCGCGTTCGGCACATGCTCGCCGAGGTGCGGGACGAAAGCCTGCACCACGGCGTCGCCGTCGTCCGTGGACCGGCCGAGGCGCTTGCGGATGTCGTCCTTGCTCTCCACCTGGATCCTCCCGCCTGACGTGACCGTCCACTGGGGTGCCGACAGGTCGCCAAGGAGCATCTCGTCATCGGGGAAGCAGATGTCCGGATCACCGGAAGGGTCCAGCGCCTGCCGCAGCGTCCACCAGGCTTCGCTTCGCCTGTTGACGAAGTGAAATTCCCTTGTGGAATCAACAGCTCGCGATGCGCGGGAAGCGTTGAACGCCAGGACCCTGGCGTGCTGCTCGCGCAGCCGGTCAACGACGCCTGCGCCGATGCCGATCACGTCGACCACGGCGGTGCAGGAACTGTCGGCGTCCAGGATGCCCTTCACCCGGCCGGTGGTCTGCATAGTGTCTTCCCTGACCGACCGGCGCAGCTCGGTGATGACCGGGCCGCAGCGGAGCGCGAGCACGGTACGATCCTGACCCGTCCGCGCCACGTCCACGCCGACCGTGCGGGGCAAGAAGGCGCTGCCGCTTTCCGGGCGCCCCGCGGCCTCCCACTCATGCCAGCGGGCAACTGCGGCTTCCGCCCACGCCAGCGGGATAACCGAGTCCTCATCGCTGGCGTAGAACTCGCCCAGGACGCGGTTCTGGTAGATCGCCGACTCGGTACCCCACTGCCGGGCACGCTGATCCGCCCACTCCCTGGTGACGCGGCCTGCGGTTATGGCGTCATCCAGCGTGACGTGGACCGGATGCCAGTCCTCATAGCCGGCTTTGCGCTTGCAGATGTCATAGAACCGGCCCTGCGGCTGGCCGGGCGTGGACAGCGCCAGGGCGAACGCCTCGGTGCCGCCTTCGCCTGCCCCGGAGAACGCGCCCTCGCAGGCGTCAAACGTCCCGGCGGGGATCGCCTTGGCCTCGTCGTAGACGAACATGAGCGAGTCGGCGTGCGCACCCTCGATCAAGGCGGCGTTCGCGGACGCGGCAGCGAAGGCGGCACCGTGGGTCAGCTTCAGGTTGATGTTCTGGAGCTCGTGCGCACGGGAGAACGGGTGCCCGTCCCGTACCTTGTCCCAGCGGAGCCTGCCGGCCCACTTGTGGATTTCCGGCCACGTGTACGAAGTGAGCTGGTGCCATGAGCCGGCAGTCGTGACGACCTTCCAGTCGACCCCGGCGGCATCGCGGGTCAGGGCGAACCACAGGACTGCGATGGCGGATTCGGAACTTTTGCCCAATCCATGCGGGCCTCGGACAGCCTCGCGCTTGAGCTCGGGCAGCGCACCCAGGATCTCCTCCTGGTAGAACGTCAGGCCGTCGCCGTCGCCCCAGTTGATGCAGTCGCTGGCGAACGCAACCGGGTCGTCGTAGTACCGGGCAACCCCGGCCTTGATCCGGGCGGCGCGTTTCTGCAGCTCCCGCAGGTAGCGGAGCCGCTCAAGCGGGGCTTCGACCCGCAGGGTCGTTGCGGGCAAGTTCCGCCTCCAGGGCGGCGATGTGCGCCTCGACCGTTTCCGGCGTGACGACCTCGATCCGGGACCTGGCCGGAGCCTCGTACCCGAAGATCCGGGCACGGCGGCCGATCAGCCGCTCGATCCGGTCGACCGCGGCGAGGAGCGGGCCGTCATCCAGGACTTCCTCATACAGCGGGATGCGGTTGCCCTTGTCGTCGAGCCGCTCGAAGCCATCATCGTCCGTCTCGTATTCGCCTGTCCTGCGCCGGACCACCTGGCCGTTGGAGTAAGCGACGTGCTCGCGCTCCATCACATCCCAGGCTCTGGCGATGAGCCGGTCGATGCGCTCCAGGTCCAGGCGCTTCGCGTCCTCGGCTTCAGCCGACGGCAGGGCGGCAAAGGCGCGCGTGATTCCGTTATGCGCATGACCGCGGGACGCATAGTCGAGCTCGTCGGCGATCTCCTGAAGGCTGCGCCCCCTGACGCGCATCTCGGCGGCCTCGAAGTCCCTGGCTGCCGTCTTGATGCTCGGGACGAAGCGGCCGTCGCCACCCCGGTTTGTTTGCGCGGTCATGATGTTCGCCCGGTCAGCCGGGAATCTCGCCTGCTACCGCTACCGCGATCTCCGCTTCCCCGCCAGCTCCGGTGATCGCCTCGGCGGTCTCCTCGGCGTCGCGCAGGGCTTCCTCGGCCCGGTCGCGGCGGTGGTGGGCGGAGATCACGAACCGGCCCTCCGGGTCACGCTGGCGGACGTCGAGGACCGCCTTGACGCCGTCGTCGGAGCCGCGGATCTCGATCTCCCCGGCCGGGACGCCGTAGGACACCTCCGCGACCTGGACGCCGCCGTCCGGCCGCGCCTTCAGCCTGATGCTCCACATGTTCACGTGCTGTGCTCCTTTCCCGTGCCGTACCCCGTCAGCGCCTTCTCCAGCTTGCCGACCCGCTCGGCGAGCGAGTCGATCCGGCTGCCCGTGCTGCCGGCGAGCCCTTCGATCCGCTCGGCGAGCCCTTCGATCCGCCCGGCGAGGCCGTCCATCCGCCCGGTCAGCTGCCTGGTCGCCGCCGTGTTGTCCCGCAGCGTGTTGGCCGTCTTCCAGATCGCCCGGACCAGGGCGGCCAGGCCGCCGAGGACGATGACGGCGGACGCGAGGATGGCGAAGACCGTGGCGGCGGACCCGGTGCTGGAGGCGTCCGCGGCGGCGGGCAGGTGCGGCAGCAGCATCTGTCACCCCTTCCGTGTTCCCGGCTGCCTCCCGGCGGGCGCGGGGTCGTCCCGGACGGCCTCCGGTGCCGGGGGGGCGACGGCGAGGGCGGCGAGGGCCTGGACGCCGGCGAACGCAGCCTCCGAGGACTGGCGGGCCGCCCTGGCGTCCGCGGTGACCGCGGCGAGGTCCGGGGGGGTGGCGGGGTGCGGCCGGCCCTCGAGGCGGGCGAGCGTCTCCGTGACGTGCTCCAGGGCCTGCTCGATGCGGGCCAGGGCTTCGGTGGTGCGTGTCACGATGTGCCTCCCAGGTGGTGGCGGAGCCGGTCCTCGACGTGCTGCTTGATGCGGGCCTCGGCCCCGGCGACGTGACCGGCCGCCAGGCCGGAGGTGAGCAGGGAAAAAGCGGCTGCAAAGAGCGGGATGACCGTGATCATCATGGCTACTGCGAGCAGGTGCGGCAGCCAGCCGCGGGCGGTCAGGTCCCCGTAGCCCACGGTCGTTGCCGTGGTCGTGGCGAAGAACAGGTCGTCCGGGATGCCGATGTGGTCGGCGATGCCGAACCAGGTCCCGAGGCCGAGGTCGAGCACGGCGGCGGCGGCGATGGTGGCCGCGGCGGCGTTCAGGTGCCTATGCACGGCGTCCCTGCCCGGTGTGCATCAGCTCCTGGTGCAGGATGTGCGCGGCCCGTATCGCGTCGGCGGTCAGCTTGTGCGTGCGTCCGGTGACGTGCTCGTGATGGTGCCTGCACACTTTGTACGCGCCGCCGGCGACCGGGAACCGGCCGATCCGCATGCACTGGTCAGCATGGCAGTTCAGGTGCTTGTACATCGTGACGATGATCGTGGTCAGCCCGAGGGTGGATGACAGCCAGGCGCCGAACCCGGAGAAAAACGCGTAGTTGTCGCTGGACTGCGTGTCGATGCCGATGAAGTGGTTGAACCCGTGCGGGAACAGGCCGATGGCGATGACCGCGGCGGCGGGGATGGCCAGGGCGGCGATCCGGCGGGGTCTCACAGCCACAGCCCGGTCACCCCGCAGGCGGCGCCGGTGACGGCCAGCAGCCCGAACGTCTCC